GAATTTATCAAAAACTAATACTATTTATTTTTACTAACGGAAAAAAACTATATGGCGACAGGTAAGAATTTTGAGTATTTAGGTAATACTTTTCAATTACAATTATTAAATCAAATCATCGTAGACAAGGACTTTTCACATTCAATTATTGATGTGATTGAGAACAATTATTTTGAAAATAAATACTTCAAAATCATTATTCAGATGATTAGAGAGTATTATGTAAAATACGACCATACCCCGTCATTTGAAACCCTTGATCAGATTACAAAATCAGAACTCCAACAAGAGATCGCATCTAAGATTGTATTAGACACAATTAAGAAAATTAAGGATGCACCTATCGATGGCGTAGGTTTCGTACAAGAAAAGGCTTTGAAATTCTGTAAACAACAAGAACTCCAAAAGGTAATGGGTAAAGCTCAAAAGATCATCGATGGAGGTGAATTTGAGAACTACGATACCCTTGAGGAATTGGTTAAGTCGGCACTGCAAGTTGGTGCAAAAGATACATCAATGTTAGACGTGTTTTCAAACTTAGAACAAGTTCTTGAAGATGATTACAGACACCCAATCCCAATGGGAATACCTGGTATTGATAGATTATTAAAAGGTGGTTTGGCAAAAGGAGAAATTGGTGTTATCTTAGCACCAACAGGTGTGGGTAAATCAACCATTTTAACTAAGATGGCAAACCACGCATTTAACTTAGGGTTCAATGTTCTTCAGATCTTTTTTGAGGACAACCCAAAGGTAATTCAAAGAAAACACTTCACTTTATGGACTAAAATCCATCCTGACGATTTGTCAGAAAAAAGAGAAGAAGTGGTGACTAAAGTTAGAGAAATTGAGGAATCAATGCCAAACAAGTTGATTATGAAAAAGTTACCATCAGATACTATGACGATGTTACAAATCAAAAATCAAATTAGGAAAATGGTTTCTGACGGAATTAAAGTTGATATGATTGTTTTAGATTATATTGATTGTGTGGTTCCTGATAAGAACTTGGGGGATGAATGGAAGAGTGAAGGGTCAGTGATGAGAGCATTTGAAGCAATGTGTCACGAGATGAATCTTGTTGGTTGGACCGCAACACAAGGTAACCGATCATCAATATCTTCAGAGGTTGTGACAACAGATCAAATGGGGGGATCAATTAAAAAGGCACAAGTAGGACACGTTATCATATCGGTGGCTAAGACATTACAACAAAAAGAAATGAAATTAGCAACCATTGCAATAACTAAGTCCCGAATTGGTGATGATGGGGTTATATTTGAGAATTGTAAATTCGACAATGCAATGATTGAAATTGATACTGAAAGTACAACAACGTTCTTGGGTCTTGAAGAACAAAAAGAAGAAAGACAAAGACAACGAGTTAAAGAACTCTTGGAAAAGAGAAAACAAAGAGAAACACAGTCAAATTAACAAATAAAAAATTTTAGAATAAATGGAAAAAATACTAGTAGAAAATCCTGGTCGGTTCGTCATCTTCCCTATTGAACACAATGATATATGGGAATATTACAAACAACACCAAGCGGCTTTTTGGACGGCAGAAGAGGTGGATTTAACAAACGACATCAGAGATTGGGAAACATTAACAGAAAATGAGAAATACTTTATTAAAAATGTATTATCATTCTTCGCGGCATCAGACGGAATTGTGAATGAAAACTTGGCAGAAAACTTCTACCGAGAAGTACAATATCCTGAGGCGAAATTCTTTTATGGAATCCAATTGGCGATGGAAAATATCCACTCACTTATGTATTCATTATTGATTGATACATACATCTCAAATCCAAAAGAGAAGGATGAATGTTTTAATGCAATTGATAGATTACCAGCGGTACAGAAAAAGGCGAAGTGGGCATTAGAATGGATTGACAACGCATCATTCGCTGAAAGACTAGTTGCGTTTGCTGCGGTTGAAGGTATCTTTTTCTCAGGTTCGTTCTGTTCTATTTTCTGGATGAAATCAAGAGGAATAATGCAAGGTTTATGTAACGCTAACACACTTATCTTTAAAGATGAGAACTTACATTGTGATTTTGCAATTCATTTATTGAATAATCATTTAGAGGATAAACCTTCCGATAAACGAATTAAAGAAATTGTGTTGTCGGCTCTTGAGATTGAAAAAGAGTTTATTACTGAATCACTTCCTGTTTCTTTGATCGGTATGAACTCAAACTTAATGAAACAATATCTTGAGTTTGTTGTTGATGGATTACTAGTTAAAATGGGTTGTAGTAAAGAATTTAACGTAGAACAACCATTCAAGTTCATGGAACAAATTGCGGTTGAAACTAAAGGTAACTTCTTTGAATCAAGAACGATGGAATATCAAAAAGCGAAGTTAAACGAAACAATAGCATTCACAGACGATTTTTAAATTTTATAACATGTCATTAAAAATAATTAAAAGAGGTGGTGAGGCAGTCTCATTTAACCCACAAAAAATTTACAACAGAGTAAAACGATCGTCAAAAGGTTTGAATGTAAACTCAGACGAGATTTTTATTAAGGTTATCACATCAGTACCAACTGAAGGTGAAGTAACCACAAAAGAACTTGATAAGTTAGTTTATGAGATCGCGGCGTCTTACACAGGTAGTCATCACGATTACTCAAGATTGGCTTCGTCTGTAGCAATTTCTTCATACCATAAAGAAACAAATGATAGTTTTTCACAAACTATGATGCAACTTTATGAGGATGGAATTATTAATGAAAAACTTATTGAGACCATTAAAGAGTATGGTGAAGATACTATCGATGCGGTTATTAATCACGAAAATGATTACAACTTTGACTACTTCGCTTGGAGATCATTACAGGAAATGTACCTATTGAAACGACCAAATGGTAAAGTTATTGAAAGACCACAACATATGTATATGAGAATTGCGTTGTGGGTTACTGAAAGTTTTGTTGAGGCGGTTGAATACTACAAATCATTATCAAACCAACTTATTTCCAAAGCAACTCCAATTATGATTAATTCGGGTACAAAAGTACCTCAATTGGCATCTTGTGTTTTACATTACAACAATTCAGATTCAAGAAAAGGGTTATTGGATACGTTAACAGACATCTCAACGTTCTCGTCTGACGCTGCTGGTATTGGATTATCAATGTCAAATATTAGAAGTAAGGAAAGCAGAATCTCAAGTTCAGGTGGATACGCTGGAGGGTTGTTAAAGTATCTTAAAATTGTTAACGAATCTTTACGTTTCTTTAATCAACAAGGACGTAGACCAGGATCTGCGGCAATATACCTTGAGCCTTGGCATAAGGATATTATTGACTTATTGGACATTAAAAAGAATACTGGTGCGGAGGAATTAAGAGCACGTGATTTGTTTACGGCACTTTGGTTACCTGATAATTTTATGAGAGCGGTAAAAGAAAATACGGATTGGTATTTATTTTGTCCTAATGATATTATTAGTGCTGGTTTAAAACCATTACAAGAATGTTATGGTGATGAATATGAGTCAATTTATAATACGGCTGTGGAAATGGGGTTAGGTAAAAAAGTATCTGCTCAAACAATATGGTCTAAAATTATTGAATCACAAGTAGAAACAGGAGTTCCTTACTTATGTTCTAAGGATAGTGCCAATAGAAAAACAAACCATCAGAATATCGGGGTTATTAAACAATCAAATCTTTGTAATGAGATTTATCAGTATACTGATGAGGAAACAACGGCTATCTGTACACTTTCATCTATTGTGTTGAAAAACTTTGTAAAAAGTAATAAATTTGACTTCCAATTATTATTTGAGGAAGTTAGAAAAGTTGTTAGAACTTTAAATAAAGTTGTTGATATTAATAATTACTCAACACAAAAAGGGTTGAAAGGTGGTTTAGAACAACGAGCAATTGCAATTGGAACACAAGGTTTGGCGGATGTATTTTACTTACTTGACTTAATCTTTACTGATGAGGAGGCAAAAACGCTTAATAAACAAATTTTTGAAACAATTTATTACGGGGCGATTT